TTAATTCCACAAATACAGGTTTCCTGCCCGGGAATATTACAATCCTGTCTGGCACACCTGCATTACCTGGGCTTACCCACTTATATGCCCTGCCTCCTGTCCCTTCTACCATGTGGGTGAATATTTTTTCAACCTCACTCTCTTTCAGCCTGTCTTCCAACTGCCCTTCCTCCTTCCTGCCGTAGTCCTCACACGCGCGTTATGCAGGTATATTTATTATGTATGTCTATATATCATATACTTATATAACTTATTACTTTATATATACTTATGGTTTACTTAGTTTACAATATAGCATTAACACTTATTTTATATAGGCTAACGCTGTATACTGAACCTGTAAATTATACGTTTTTTACGTCTACATAGGTATACATGCACTGTAGACGGATTTTATAAGTATGCACTCCAGTTATGCCTTAATTTACACCTTTTCCATGCTTTGTTATTTCCTTAAAAATCCCTTCTGTATTCCATATGGCCCGCATCTTATTGTACTGCCTGCCCTTTTCCACCCATCCATTTTTGAAAGTACGTCCATAATTTCAAGGGAATCTGCCCTTTTTATAATTGAAGTACACCTGAAACATTCAGTCCATATTTCCATTGCACAAACCCTGTCACGCAGTACAAGGTTTGTGCCATCTGCTGGTTTCATGCCGCCACTTAAGAACATCATCCTTTTTGTCTTGTCCATGCTGTTCCATCCTTCTGGTACTGGCTGCTCCAGGAATTCTTTTATAAGACCCTCTTTCCCAGACGTCTCCATATGTGCCTCCCTGTGTATTTCTGCTGCTTTTTCCTGTGCCTCATTAAAATATATCTTTTCACCAAGCATCCAGTACACATACGCTTCTGCCCATACCTGGTCCCGCTCCTTTGGCAGGTCAATGCGGGGACATTTTTTTGCCTTGTAAATACCAACATCAACTGGCCAGAACCTGCGGTTCCCTGTTATGTCCCTTAGGATTTCCTGTTTATTGCTTGTCCCAAAGAACACACACCGTCTTGGGAACTTGTCTGTCCTTTTGCCATATGGCACCCTGTAAATGTCATCACATTTGCTTAAAAACTGTTTTACTACTTCCTGTTCAGACTTTGTCATGGCAGTAAGTTCACCTATTTCATTAATCCATGTACCCTGTATCATTTCTGCGGCATCTTTGCCAGAGAATGAGGCCAGGCTGTCACTGAACCATTTCCCACCCAGTACCGCAAGGAACGAACTTTTGCCTATTCCCTGTGGCCCTATAAATATAGGCATGGTGTCATATTTGATGCCGCCTGTCACTGCCCTTGCAACAGCAGCACACAGGGACTTCCTCATAACTGCATGTGTGTATCCACTGTCCTCCGCGCCTAAATAGTCTGGAAGAAGGGTATCAACCCGTTTTATTCCGTCCCATTTAAGGCTTTTAAGGTAATTCCTTACTTCATTTATACGGTTCTGGCTGCTGGCAATCAGCAGTGCATTGTCAAGCTTGTCTTTACCTGTAAGCCTGTAAAATGTTTCCATATAACGGTAAAAGCTTGCATCATCTGCATCCGTCCACCACCTTATGTTTTCTTCTGTGTTCCAAGGCAGTTTCCCAGCTGCAACGCCACGCCCTGCAAATTCATCTGTGGCAACCTTCCCTTTCAGGAGAGGGTCATTTTCCAGCACAAGCACCATATTGTTTATTGTCTTTTCTATATTACCTGACCTGTCCAGTGAAAGCTTTTCCATCCATTCCAGGCTGTCAGTGCTGTTACCTTCCGCCTTCCCTGTACTGGCAAAAGCTTCCACCGCCTTTGTATGACGCTCCTGTGCAACAAGCCCTGATACTGCCTTGTCCTCCACTGCAAGCTGGCTCATATGTATAAAAGAAGGAAGCTTTGCAGCTGGTGTACCTTCTTTTGCTTCTGCATCTTCATCACCAAACTTATGGAGTCTTACCATGTCAAATGCATTTACCAGAAGCCCTGAACATGGGTCTGTGGCATGGTGTGAATACAGGAACTTGTCCCCGTCATACACGACAGCACCCCCTGTTGTTGAACCTCCTGTATAAGTATACCTGCCATTTACAGAGGTTTCTTCATATATCCCTGGCAGGAACTTATCCATGGCTTCTGTAATGCCATATGTGCGGCAGAACGCCCCTATAATGCCTCTTTTCTGCAAAGGGTCTGCCTGCTTTGCAAGCATTTTCTTTTCTGCGGCTTCAGAACCTGGTACCTGCGGCCACTGTGATATGTCCTGCCAGTTGCCATACATTGCAAGTATCCCGTCCAGGCTGCAGAACGGCGCATCATTGGTTTCATATATGTATTCCCCGTCTGAACAGCAGCTTGGCCAGTACATAAGGCGTGAAGCTTCAAATGTTGTAGGGTCACAAAGGCTGATACCTATAATTGAAGCAAGTTTCCTTGCTGCTGGCTCATACTCATCTGCAAGCGCAGTCCTGTCAAGCGGGATTACCACACGGAGACGTGGCGCATACCCTGCATGTTTCCTGGTACTGTATACCGCTGATGCACAGCCCAGGCCTTTTATCCTTTTAAGTATGTCATGTGTCTGTCCTGGTGGTATATTGTCAAGGTCAAGCGTAACCAGGTCCCTTCCCTTTACTTCATTTGCCCTGCGCCTGCCATTAAAGAAAGTACCCCCTACAAAACCGCCTGCATCCTTTAACTCATCCTGTCTTGCTTTAGGATATGCAAGATACTCTTCCAGCGTTTCAGGACTGCGTACAGGGACAGCAAACCTTCCTGTGAATTCCAGCCAGGTGGTTTCATTTTCTGGCCAGAAGACCGCTTTCCTGCTCCCAGCCATGCTTATACTTATTTTCCTGTTATACTGCACTGCCTGCCCTCCTAATCTTTCCTGTAATACATCCCTTCAAAACCCGCCCCTTTAAGCACAAGCCCTGGTGCAAACCATACTGGCTCCGACATAAGCCCGCACAGTTCTTCCACAGTAACTTCCATGGGTGCATCAACAATTACTTCATCATGCACATGGAACACAACCTTAAGCCCCTTTTCCTCAAGCCTTAAAAGGATTTCTGCCAGGCAGTCCCTTGCTATTGCCTGCACTATGTTTTCAGTAAGCTTCCCTCCATAAGTTTCCACAGGTTCCCACTTGCGTCCCTGCTGCCCTGAATAATAATGGAGTGCAGGTTTCCCGAAGCGGTTCTCCTGCAAGAACGGCCTGGGATAATAAAGTTTCCTGCCACATGGAAGCTTCACTGTAAGGAAAGACTGCCCATAAGCCAGGTCACCTTCAAGTGCTATGAAAAGCCCATGTGTGGCAGACTGGCCGCCTGTCTGCATTGTAAAAATTACAGCATCTTCCACTGAATACCATAAATCCACGATACGCCTGTTTGCTGTGCGCCATCTGTGTACTATGTCAGGAAGCTCATCCTCTTTAAGCCCCATTGAAAGTGCACCCATTGAAACCAGGGAATTAACGCCTCCCTGGTATCCTAATGCAAGTGTTGCAACTTTCCCTTTTGCACGCAGTGCATACTCAGGGTTTCCTTTAGTAATCTTTTCCACTGGCACATGGAACATCTGGGAAGCAGCTGCCTCATATATTTTCCCATGTGTGGCAAATACCTCATTGACCCACTGTTCACAGGCAAGCCAGGCAATTACCCTTGCCTCTATTGCTGAAAAATCTGCTACTACAAACTTATGCCCTTCTGATGGGATAAAAGCTGTACGGACAAGCTGTGACAGTGTATCAGGCACATTTCCGTAAAGAAGTTTAAGCCCGCTGTAATTCCCGCTTTTCACAAGTTTTCTTGCAAAGCTTAAATTCCCTATATAAGTCCTTGGAAGGTTCTGCATCTGCACCAGGCGTCCTGCCCAGCGTCCTGTCCTGCTTGCCCCATAAAACTGTGATATGCCCCTTACACGCCCGTCTGCCCCCATTGCTGCCTGTACTGCTGCATATTTCTTGACAGATGTCTTGCCAAGCTGCTGGCGTATTTTAAGCACACGTCCCACATCATCTGGGAGGTCTGTGTTTAAAAGCTCTTCAACTGTGCCTTTCTGCAGGTTTTCCACAGGATTGCCAAGCCTTTCCTCCAGCCAGCTTATAAGCTGTGTTGTGCTGTTTGGATTAGCAAGCCCTGTAATTTCTTTTGCCTCCGCATCCAGCCTGCTGCGGCACATGCTGTCAATATACAGTGCACCGTCTACAAGTTCCCTGTCTGCCCTTACACCATATGCATTCATCAGTATGTCCATCTGCCAGAGGTGTTCTTCCCTTTCAGGCATGGGGAACGGTTCCAGCCTCTGCAGTATGGAATATTCTGTAACAACATCCTGTTTACAGTATTCTTTGAACAGTTCCCAGCGTTTCCTGTCATGCCATGGCTCATTCCATCTGCGCCCTGTTTTGGCAGGAACGCAGAAATACCTTATTAGTGCCTTGCCAATGGACAGCTTCTGTTTATCTTCTGGCAGCCCCACGGCTTTCCCTGCAGCTCCAAGCCCTGCAGGATACCCGCAGTACATCCCGTGTACCATGGTGCATTCCCACTGCCCTATTGGGGTTTTATACCCTGCCTGGTTAAGGCAGTACCACTCAAATGCAGCATTATATGCATGTTTAATTACACAAGGGTCTTCAAGGTCATGTATTATGCTGTATGGGATTTTTTCACCATTTTTAAGGTACACCCTATCTGCATACGGAATAAACTGCTCTATATGTCTAGTTTCAGCCCAAAGATCAAAGTATCCACCTTCAGTCTTACCTGATGCATCGAAATAACTAATGGTAAAACTATTGGCATTTTTTCTAAAGCCCATTTCACCTTCTCTAACATTAACCACAACACCATAGTCAAAGGTAATGAACCATGGTGTAGCTACATGATCGCTTGCTTTTGCAGTAGAAGCACTACCCAGTAAGACAATCCCTACCAATAAAACTAAAAAAGCAAAAAATATTTTCTTAACACTCTTCATATATTCTCCTCCTTTTCATATAATATAGTGTTATTTATGAGTCAAGAAGGAGACAAGATAGATAAGAAAAAGTTTTTGCTCTTAATACCTATTTTATCTCTTAAATATAGATGGCTCCCCCCGAACTCACTTTGATTATATCTCAATTTCCAAATTTTGTCAATATAATTTTTACTTTTTTTAAAAAATCCTTTCAAATAAAGAAAGGATTTTTGTTACTTCTTTGGATTATAATAATCTAAGATACATATTTAATATTTTCATTTTGCACAGTATTTTGTGCCATAAAAGCTGTTAAACTCATAATTTTTATAATCTCCTTTTCTGTTTTTTAATATTTTTTTGTAAATAAAAAATAAGAAGGAAGCACAAAACTTCCCTCGTATCTATAACATACCTTGCAATAAATTAAATTTTTCAGGGATTTCAAAATCCTCAAATGTAAAGTCAACATCCTCATCAAGATAATCTGCATCAGCATCAAATTTAGCTAGTACAAGAGAATCGAAGTTACAATCAATCAATGTAACAGTTTGTCTACCAACACTTGATGTTGGATCGTCATTTGTACACTGCATATCAAAATAAATATCTTCTCCT